TTTTGCCCAAAAATCTCCCTATACAGTATATAGATTAATATGAGACGTCCTAAAAAATCAAAATACAAATCTGTTGTTATCAAAAAGAAAAGATATTACTTCTACAAAATTACGTGGTTGGATATCACGGGTGACAGCGGGCACGCAGATTTACATACAGCATCTGGTTTTATGCCATCAGAGATGGTAACACACGCATACTTGCTTAACAAAGATAAAAAGAATGTAAGAACCTTTGCAAGTTATGAAGAGAACGATGAATTATTTAGTGATAGAAATGTATTCCCAATTGGGTGTATAATTAAAATGGAGAAAATAAATGAGCGATAAAAAATTTAGATATGATGGTAGATCAAGAATTGTAAACGATTTATACAAAGAAAACTTTAATAGAATCTTTAATCCGACGTTGACAAAGAATATGCCCAATGTAAAATGGGACCAACTTCCACCAAGGAAGGGACCTAACTCACAAGGAGTGACTTATGGAAATAATAAAAAGAACGGCAAATAAAATACACGAGTATTACTGCCGAGCAAATGAAATGACTAATCGGATTCAGGGTCTTGTTTTACTTCTGATGCTTCTGGTTTTGATTTTCTGGGCGTAACATCTTTAATATCTTCTTCATACATTTGATCTAATTTATCCTGTAATTCTTCAGGAGATAACTTACTAAGATCTACGTTTGCGTTGATATTAACTTGCCTATCAATATATAATCCTCCGACTTGGCCCCGATTCTTTTCGGCGGTCACGGCGGGGGACATCTGCTTTAACTTTCTAGCTTCATCTCTTAACTTAGCCATCTCTTGCAAATGACTTTGATAGTTTACACCATACTTCTCTTGAGCTTCTTGTCTTAATTCTTTTATGTAGGCTGCAACCAACGGATAGATTCTTGGATTCTTTAATTCTGATGCAGCTTGTCTTGGTCTTGTTTTGTATCCAGATTCAAATGCACACTCTGCAGGACTTTTACGCCCAGCTTCGTACACTAATAAGTTTGCAAACTTAATTTGATTCTCTGTCAATGTTGGTTTTTTTGGCATTCTTGACTT